CCGCCGCCCCCCCCACCCCCGCAACCATGTGCGGCCGTGCTAGAACCAGCACCACCTACGCCGCCTGTCGCGCTATCCTTGCCCGCAGACCCGCCGCCGCCGCCAGAGCTGTTAACCGCCCCTCTGGCTCCACCAGCGCCGCCAGCCCACTTGGTTGACCCGATGCCCGAAGCCGTGGCCCCCCCAGCACCAGCGCCAGTTCCGCCGCCCGCGCCACCTTTGGCCAGAACGCCATCGGTAACGCTCGTAGGGGCCGAAGCGGCAGTCTTGTTGAACCAGGTATCGCCGCCCGCAGTCCCGGCACCGTTGCCGCTGGCCTTGCCAATCCCCCCAGCGCCAATGTTGATATATGCCGCAGTCGTTCCGGGGACATAACCTGTCAGGTCAATGCTGGCGATTGAGTAGGCACCACCGCCCCCACCGGAAGCGGGCAATGTCAGGTCAACCCGGCCCTTACCTCCACCACCGCCACCGCCGATGCAAACGACTGCAACAGCCACAGAAGCATCAGCATCAGCCGGAAGCGTCCAAGTGCTGCCAGACGTGACCAGAACTGTCTTGAGTGCCATTGCAGCCCCCTTATATTACAAGGGGTTAGGCGTGTGTAATAGTGCCAGAGGTTAACGTAACCGTCTGCCCCGAGGTAATCGAAGTGCTGTCGAGAATGATATCAGTCCCGCTCGTCCCCACAGTCAGGCCCGAGATAACCACGGTGCCATCGCTATCCTTGATCCGCGCTTCCGCAGCGGTTCCAGTCGCGTTCGCGCTGCTGTCAGACACATCGGGGTCAAAGTCGAAGGTCAACACACCCGAGGCAGCGGTGCCGCTCGGATCGGCCAGCGTGATTACCGCCAGCGTCGAACCGAAGCCCGAGGTGCCAATTTCAAGAGTGCCAGCAGAAGCGCCAGCGTCGATCTGCGTGACGACTGCCGCCATGCGGGCAGTCTTGCAGGCGGTTGAATACGTCACAGCCATTAGAGGGATACCTTCTTGGGTCGGCCACGTTTGCGCGGCGCAGTGTTGTGCGGCAGCGAGCCGCCAAGTTCCCCGTCGCCGTCATGGTCGAGCGGGTGGATGATCTCAAATTCAGGATGGGTCCGCAGACGCCGGATCATGTCCGGGTCTGTAACCGTTGCGGGGTTGCTGCCTTCAAACACAGCGTCCGCATAGGTGATGGAAGTGCGGCCATTCGTGTGTTGGCCGATAAAGCGAAACCGAACAGCCGCACTCATCAGACCACGTAGTCCACAACCAGCCAGATCGTGCCCGTGCCGCCAGCGTTGGCAGCAGCATTCACATCAAGCTGGAGAACCGCCTCGGCAGCGAATGCCTGCGGGCCAGTGGTCCACAGAACGCCGCCAAGGTCGAAGGTGTTGTTGCTGTCACCAGTCCACACACCCAGATTGCCGAAGCCATCGGGATCGGCGGTGTCAACGCCATTGCCAGCCCAGCCAATGTCGATATCCAGCGTTTCGGTGCCGGTATCGATATCAGTCGCCCGCAGGTATCCGCCAAGCACCGTAGCGCCCGCAGGGATGCGAACCATCTCGATAATATCATCAGCCGCGAGCGCGGTCGTAATCGTGAAAATGCCGCAAGCCTGCTGGACACCCGGCGAGCCGATCAGGCTCTTGTGAGCGCGGCCAGTTGCGGCCTGCGTCGATTGATAAGTTGCCATCAGTCAATTCTCCTGAAAGAAAGGGGGCAGGCCGAAGCCCACCCCCCATCAATTAGCTGGCAGCAATACCAACGGTGTTGCCGGTGCCGGTCGTGGCGAAGAAGCCAGTCACAACGCCGTGGTCCTTCAGATCGTCGGTATCGGTTGCGCCGCTACCAAACAGAATCTTCTTGACGCCATAGATACCGTCAATCGCCACGCCGTTCTTGTCGCCGTAGTCGAACACCTCGGTCTTGGAACGCCAGCGGCTTGCATAAGCAACCGCCAGAGCCTGCGCACCGCACAGATAGACCGGGGTCACCTCCGTGGTGGCCGACGCGCCGAGGTTCAGGTAGATCGGAATATTGTCCGTCTCCTTCACAATGACGCCGTTCCACAGCAGATCGCCGCCTTCGAACAGCTTGCTCGCCTGCATCTGCACCGAGGTGGCAGCAAGGACTTCGGTGTCCATGCTGTCGCGCAGGTTCTTGAAGGCATGGGGGTTGGCAAAAGCGATGTAATACCGCTTGCCATTGCCACCATCGCGCATCGGGCGAATTTTCGGCGATGCAGTCTTGGCCTTCAGAATCATTGCGTCGAGCGCAGTGATGTTGAACAAGTCGGCGGTCGTATCCAGCAGGGCGAAGTCAGCCGACGCATCGGTCAGACCAGCCGCAGCAGCACCGAAGACAACGCGGTCAGCGTTATCGACCAGCCAAGCATCGCGCTGCGCTTCGGTCGAAGCGGTGAACGAGGTGCCGTTGATCGAACCCAGCGCCGTGATAATCAGGTCGCGGGTGTCTTCCATTGCCCAATCCTTCAGCGTAGCACGAGCCGCATTGCGCAGGTCGATTGCCGACTGAATTTCGGACATTTCCGGGATACGGACTGCGTTCCGGCGCTTGTTCACGGTGATCGAGAACGAACGCATGGACATATCTTCTTCGTTGCCTTCCAGCGTCGAAGTGCCAGTCACAGCCGAGTTGGTGAGACGGTTGACAAGCTGAATGGTGATCTTGTCGCCATTGCCCTTGCCGGGTTGTTCCTTCACCTGGATCACAGAGGCTTCATCAGTGCCCATCAGGGACTGAAAACCGCCATCGTGCAGATATTCGGTGAAGAACTTATCTTCCCACTGCTCAACTTGCAGCAGGGTAGGGACAGAAGTGTCGGTCATTGCAAAAAGTCCATCTTGCCCATTTCTGGGACTGGGAAAGCTGGCGCTTCACAGCGCGAGCGAACCTTGTTTAGTTGCCGATCAGGTCGCCCAGCGGGGTTGGCCCTGACCATGCCGGTCCCGAACGGGAGCCGACATTGCGACGGGTTGAGAGGGACAAAGGAACGCTGGCAGGAGCCGCAGGCACTTGCGCCCGCATTTCTGCCATCAGTTCTTCCCTCAGCTTCTCATTCAGCGTGGCAACATCAGTCGCACCCAATTCCTGGATGGTGCGGTTGTTCTGGTATTGCCGATAAGCGAAGCCCCATGGATCGAAGTCCGCCGCTGCCTGCTGGGCAATTGACGGGTTGTCCGACAGCCACTTGTTCATGTCAGCATATGCACCCTCGAAGCCCTCGATATTCTTTCGGGCGTAGAACTCGGATGTCATCAGCTTGTTCTGATAGGCCGCTTGCTGCACCGCTTGCGATGCCACTTGCGAACCAAAGTGCTGCTGCCAGCCCTCGGTATTCTCCCACATATCGGGAGCCGGGGTTGGCTGTTCCTGGGGCTGCTGTCGCTGCTCAATTTCGCGCTGCAACGTGTCCAGCCTGTCCTTCAGGGCCTTGTTCTCGTCCCTGACCGCTTTCAGCGGAGCGTAAACGTCTGGAGGCAATCGGTCGGCGGTCGGCGGCACCGCTTCCTGTTCCGTTACCGGATCAGGCTCTACGCCCTTTGGAGCAAACTTGCCGCTTTCATCGCGGGGTTGCTCAACCGCAGGCTGCTCAACAGGTTCTGCCTGCTGTTCAACTTCCGGTTCGTTGTTGCCATCAAGAATGTCGTCTAAACTTTTCCTAGCCATGTGTTGCACCTTACGCCCTTAAAGGAGGCGGCCCTTACAAACGCCCGATCCCCGGCGGCGAGTTCCACGTCATCACGACGTTGAAATTCATACGACAGCGGCGCGATGCCCTGCCTCAAATGCCTTTAGCTGCGTGTCAGCCTGAATGGCCTCGGTCTGGGCCACGTTCTCGGCTGTCTCGCTGCGCTTCTTTTCAATGTCAGCCGCAGCGCCCTCCATCTGCATTTGCATCGCAGTCTGTTGCATCTGCACCTGCTGCGGGTCCGGTCCCTTGCGCAGCGCCTCAAGCACCTTGTCCTTGTCGCGGAAGGCGCTGTTGGCAAACAGGGCTTCCCACAGGATCGGTTGCAGGTTCGGCGGCGCACCGGGCAGCATCTTGGCCACCACCTCGAACTGTTCAGCCTGGACGGTTGGCGTATCGATCCCCTCGTCGACCAGAATATCAACATCAAGCTCGGTCACGTTGTTCTCAACCGCAACAACCATGTTGGCGCGCGGGTCTTGAGCCATCATCTGCAACTGCTGCATCATCGCCGGATCGGCTTCCGCCATGTTATCCTCGGTGATGCCCATTTGCTTGGCCATTGCCTGCAATGCGGTGACAGGACGGTTCAAGCCCACAAAGCGCACGTTCTTTTCGTTGTCGGTCACGCGCACCCAGCGCTCAGCAGTCCAGAACTGGCGAATGCGGCACCAGACCGAACGGTAAACCTCCAGCGACAAGCGGCGGATGGCGTCGAGATAGTCCGCTGCCTCGGTCATGCCGCCCATCTGCTGCAACGCAATTGCCTTGCCAGACTGGCCACCAGTGTCCTTGCCCGCCATGGCGCTGTTGGCACCAATGCGGTGGATGTGATCGCGCGCGTCAACCATCAGGTTGAGGTTGCCCATCAGCATATCGCTAACGGGAAGCACCTCAACATCGCCCTGTTCACCAATGAACACGCCATCGGGCCGCGCCAGTTCCTTACGCACATCCTCGGGGCTTTGCGCGACGGCATTGCTCACACGGATTTGGCGGCTGTTGGCACTGTGCAGCGACTTGGACCGCCGCTTGTTGATCTCATCCTGCGGCGAAAGCATCGACTGCACTTCGCCATAGCGGTTGTTGTCGCGGTCAACGTAAAGGCTGATTGCCTTGATCGGACATTCCGGCAGCCCGTCTTCACCCAGATATGGGCTTTCAACAGGCTCCACCACAAACCCGCCGCCAGTGAACACGCAATACATCCATGTATCGCCCTCGCGCCAGTAATGCTCGCACAGGCGAACACGGCGGCGCTTCTTGTCTGCCCACAGCGCATGTTTCGGCTTGTCGTCATAGGTATCGCCAGCACTGGCTGACTTCCACGTCTCCGTCAGAACCTCAGCCGCCTCGGGATAATCGCGCTTGGCGTCATCCAGATTGGCCCAGATCACAATGCCCTTGAACTGCGCATCGGCGAAGTCGTCATCGCTGGAATAGGGGTCGTAATAGAAGCGATCCCATGCCAGCTTGCGAATCTCAGGATCGTAACCGCCGCGAACCTGCTTAACGCCCACCAACACCGCGCCAGTGCCCTGAATGGCGATGTTCTTGGCCGCCTGCGAG